TCCACGGGTCAGTCGCGACCATTTCGACCGCAAACTCTTCCCGCCACGCCTCGATCTGTTCGCGCACCGCGGCGTAGTCACCGATCGTCGGGCCGGGGACGATCGTGAGGTACCCGTCGCGCGCCCAGGCGTCATACGGGACGCGGTCGCGCCGCACGCGGTCGGGAATCTTCTCGCCGGGGACGAAGAAATGCGGCAGGACGTCGAACCCGCCATCCCCGTCCGGAAACACGGCGACGAGCGCCGTCAGATCTTCGGTCGCGCTCAAGTCCATCCCGACGTAACAGCGCCGGCCGCGCAGGGCGGCGCGATCGAGCGGCGACAGGCACGCATCCCAGGCCGTGAGCGCCAACCAGCGACTCGCCTGTTCGGTCCACTGGTTGAGATACAACCGGCGAAAGTTGTTTTCCTGCGCGGGGATTTCTGTCGCCCGGGCAAAGGCGATCTCCATCTCCTCGCGGCTGCGGAAATCCCCGAGGGCGGGGTTGGCGTGCCGCCACACCTTGCGATTCGTCCAGTCGGCGTCGATCGGCGCCTCGTAGAGAATCGGCAGGAACGTCGGATCGAGCTTCGGATTCTCCAGCACTTTCTTCGCGTGGGCGTAGAGCTCCCACAGGATGGAATGGCGGTCGTAGCCGGCGGTCGAGATCACCAGCAGCAGTGGCTGTGTGCGCCCGCCCATCGAGGTGGACAGGACATCGTACAGGTCGCGGCTCCTCGCCGCATGGAGCTCGTCGTACACGATCATGTGACTGTTGGCCCCGTGCGCGCTATACGCCTCGGCCGAGATCGCCTTGTAGGAGCTCCCGCTCGGCCGGTGCACGATCCGTTTCTGGCTGTCGACGATGTAGCATTCGGCATCGAGCACCGGATCGTTCCGAATCATCTGGGCGGCGACCCCGAACACCAGGCCGGCCTGGTCCTTGTCGGCCGCCGCCGAATACACCTCGGCGCCGGCCTCCCCATCCGCCAGGAGCCCGTACAGGGCGATCGCCGCGGCGAGCTCAGACTTGCCATTCTTTCTAGGCAACATCAAGAGCGCCGTCCGGTACTGCCGGAGGCCGTCCTTCCGCTTCTTGAAGAGTTGCTTCAGGATGCGCCGCTGCCACGGCCGCAACTGGAACGTCTGCCCGGCCGCCGCGCCTTTGGTATGCGTGAGGCTGTTGATGAACCCGATCGGCTCCCTAGCGGGCGCTGGAGGCGCCGTGGGGCCATCGTGGCGCGTGGGTTGGTTGGCGTTCCATCCGCCTCGCCGGTCCCGTTTCTTCGGGGGGGCCGGCGGGTTCGCCAGGGTTACGTGCCCCATTTCACCAGGGTTACGTGCCATGCCGTGGACTACTTCGCCAAGGTTATGTGGCCTAGGTCAGCCATGGGTCAGGTTTGGGCAAACAAGTAGTTGGGGCCGCTAGGGTTTGCGAGCCAAAATCGTTTCAACTTTTTCACTACCCCCCGTCGACGAGTGTATCGATTTCATTCGGATTCGGCGGAATCGGGCCTTCCGGATCCCGCCGGATCTCGCAGAGTTTTTAGTTTGTTGATTCAGCTACAGGCTCTTGGTTGATACGCAGCAGACGATGTCCATACGTCCGGTGTTTACGCTTGAATACGCGTGGTACATAACGCGCTCCGGGGTTGGTCGTGGTGGTCTGCTGCGTGTCATCGCCAGCAGCGACCGCTTCCGCATACGCGGCCTTGGCGGCCTCGCGGGCTTCGCGTTTCACTTCAGCCGCGTCCAGTGGCAGTCCGCCGTGCTTGGCCTTCTTGGCGACACGCCGGCGCGCTCTTACTTGCGCTCGATTCACCTTCGCACCTGTTTCGGTTAATCGATGCCGGACGTGTTTAATTGGACTGCGGAGTTGAAACGAAAACGGCTGAATTGGATCACCGGCATCAAACCCGATTACATAGCCTTGGACCGCATAGGGTGTCAGAAAGACTAGACGGTCACCGTTCTTCGTAAATCGGATCGTTTGAGTGTCTGTCTCAATCCTTGTGGCGTCAGGAATGGCCCGTGCAATCGCTTGGGACACGACGCAGATATAGGAATCGTTCCGCTTCGCTTTCGCGATATCCTTTTCAGTCACTTCGATGTTGTACCGCGCTCCCTGCTTTTTGACCGTCGACATGTTCTCACCTCTCCGTTGAATGGATCGCCTACAGGGGCCTGTAGGCGATCTCAGTTACGCGCCCAATTCACGCTCTAACGCATCGATACGTACCAACAGACGTTCGATGATGTCGTCCCGGCGAGCTTCAGCATCGATCACGGCATCGATCAGTTCTGAAATCTTGTCGAGGCGTCGCAAGATTTCGACGTCAGTTTCATCACTCATCACGCACCTCGCTTGGTCTTCTCGATGTGGCACGGGGCACACAGGGCTTGCAGGTTCTCACGGTTCCAGAACAACCCGGGATCTCCCTCATGCTTGCGGATATGGTCGACCTCGAGGGTGAGGGTGACCTGTCCACACTGCGCGCACGCATACGCCTGGTCTACCAGCACCTGTTGCCGCAGGCGGAACCAGCGGGCGACGCGGTACCAGCGACGCACATCGACATTGCTGCGCACAGCGTGGCGGGCACAGGCCCCGCGGGGGACGAGCGCCGAACATCCGGGTTGCATGCAGTACTGCATCAGCGCCCCGCCGCGAGGTCCCGGTATTCGTTGAAGTAGTGCAGAAACGCCGACCAGAGAATGCGCTGGTTGTCGGCGTCGCCCAGGCGGTACAGCACCACGAGTTGCCGGACGAAACTCCCGCCATACGTCGACATGGCGAGGAGGATTGCCTCGCGCGAGGGTTCGGGTCGGTTCTCGACGCCATGCATCAGTGCACCGGGGTCGGCGGCGGCGCGTCGTCGCCGGGCGGTTCCATGTGATAGACCGCCGCTTCCTCGAGCAGGAGTTGTTTCTGGTGCAGCAGCCGCTGGCGTTGAGCGGCGAGCTCGGCCTCCTGCACGCGGAGATCGTCGAGTTTCTCATCGACCAGGTTGAGCGCGTATTCGAGCAGGGTCATACCGCACCGTCCCTACCGCACCCGACGCAATTCGACGGCCACGCGCTCAATCGCGTGGTTGATCGCCTCGGCGAGATCGCCCAGGCGACGAAGCTCCGCGACCGCGGCCGCGAGGCCGACCAGCACCACCACCAACACGCACCCCACGAGGACAGTCGCCGTCATTTACCGTTTCGGCGCGACGCGCAGGACGAGCACGGGGCCGGTATACGTGCCGGCGTCGGCGGCCGGGTAGTACCACTTCTCGTACTCAGGCGGGCCGGCCATGTTGAACACCGGTTTAGCCTCGGCCGACACGCTCGAGTAGATGATGTCGTAGATCCCAGCGGCGGTGCCCGCGATGTTCAGCGGCAGCATCACGGCGTCGACCGCATGGCCGTTGTACTGGTTCTGCCCCGGTTGCTTGGCGATATGGCCCCAGTACCCTGACGACTCCGTGTGTAACGCGTCGCAGACGTCTTCGGTGAATTTGCCGCAGCCCTCATGCGTCCAGAGTTGCGGCGCCGTCTCAGCGTAGACGCGATTGATGATGTCGAGCGGATTGGGCGGGCCGGTCGGCGGCGTCGTGGTCGGCGGCGGGGCGCCGGCGCTCTCAAGCGCGACGTCATCGACCTGCAGGCGGGCGTTCGGCGTGTCGAGGACGAGGAACCCGCGCAGCCGTGACGGCAGATAGTTCGGCGCCGACACGTTCAGGGTTGTGCCCTGCTCGTCGGGGGTGCCATCGCTGACGTAGCACACTTGGCCCTGCCGGCCGGACGTGTGCGTATACGGGACGCCGGTGTAGCTGCCGCCGCTATCCGGCGTCAGGGTCACGGTCGCGTCGACGGGGGTCGGATAGATCACGAAGGCGTACGGCATATTTGGACTCCAGTTTGTCGAGGATGCGGGCGGCGTCCTCGCGCGACACGATCGGCGGTTCCGAGATCAAGCGATCGGGCGGCAGGCGCATCTGGACGGGACCGACAATCGGCCTCGGCGACAGGCGGGCGACGTAGGCGATCGCGTCGGTGACCTGACGCGCGTCGTAGTGCACCCCGATCCGCGCCGCGGCGCACTTCACGGCCTCCGCGAGATCGGCGATCGAGTCGGACGGCCCGTGCTTGAGTTCCTCGTAGACGAGCGCGACGAAGACCCCAGGCTTGGCGACATGGCTCGGTTGCGTTTTCCGCATGTTTTCCACAGGGTGTGCCGGCGCGAAGCGCCTGCACTAATTCTTACGAGTTAAAGAAACGGTACAAGTTCCTACTGTTCCCTGTTTACTGTTACCTGTTACCTGTTGCACCTTTTGTCACACGTGACAAGCGCGTTACTTTTTCGCGGTGTTCGCGCTGTCTGTTGGCATTTTTGAGAATGTTCGCTAATTGTTCGTCCACGGTTTCATGGTGCCAGTGCCCGTCTTTTAGCTGAAATCTGGCCATGACTTTCGCGTGCACTTTCGCCCACTTGGTGGCATCACCCGACGCGCGCGCCAGCACCTTCGGATCGTTCGGAATCGCCCCGCCGCGCAGCCACGCCTCGTCGAGCAGGTTCCGGTAGGCGCCCTGCTCTTCCAGGCTCAGATCAACGACGGCCGTACTCTGCCGCCAGCGATCGATCCACCACGTCATCCCGCGCAGTTTCATCGGATGCCTCGCGCGATCGGTCGAATGATGGGTTCGTCGGCAGCGACCAGGCGCCGCCAGCACTCGAGGCGCGTCGGTTCCTCACGGGACCGGAACGACCAGAGCGTCACGATCAGAAACAGCAACTGCGACATGGCTCAGAACGGAATCTCGTCGGCCGTCGGCGGTTCGTTGGTCATGAGCGCCACGAGCTCCATGCCGAATTTGCTCTTTTCGATCGTCGCGCGCACCGGGATCTGCGCCTCGCGCGCGCGCTTCGCACGGGACGCCAGCCCGGTCTTGATGGTCGTCACTTCCTCGCCGCTACTGAGGGTGACGCGGTACATGGTCACCTTCGGGTTCCGGGTCGGCGCCTCGCGCACCTCCAGGACGTGGACCCACGGGCCGGCCGCGGGTGGCGGCGGGATCGGCGGATCGGGATCCGGCGAGGCGGGGATGTCGTCGGCGACCTCGCTCTCGTCGAGCATCCCCAGGCCGCAGATGGACAGCGTC